ATCAAATGGACGATGATGTTCTACCTGCACCTATCATTGAGGATGGTCTAGAACATGATTTCGAACTTATGGGTGGTGATTTATGGGAACGAGCAGACAGTGGGGAAACATACGGCTCGTTTATGAGAAACAGACTAGAGAGACTGTAAAACCAGCCTTTCATAAATACTCTTATGGTATTTTGCCAAAAGAACATAATAATTCAAGGAGAATAAAATGGCATTTCAAATCTCTCCAGGCGTAAATGTAGCCGAAGTGGATGCAACAACAGTTGTACCATCACTACAAACAACGGCCGGTGCATTTGTTGGAACATTTCAATGGGGTCCAGCAGATAATATAAAAATAATCGATAGTGAAATATCCCTAGTAAGAACTTTCGGTAAACCAGATTCTAGTGTAGCGGAATCTTTTTTCACCTGTGCTAACTTTTTATCATATGGAAATAATCTGAGCGTTGCTAGAGCTGTTGGCACAGCAGCAAGAAATGCAACGGATGGTTCAGGTGTTACGCCAGCCATTAAAAATGAAGATGTTTATGAAGCTTCTTATCTTCCAATAGGCAATGCAAATGCTTATGGACCTTGGGCCGCAAGATATACCGGTGTTTTAGGAAACTCTTTATCGGTTTCTGTTTGTGCAAATTCATCAACATTCGGCACATGGGCATATAAAAATTATTTCACCTCAGCACCAACTACATCCGATTACGCAGATTCTGTTGCTGGTGTCAATGATGAAATGCACATTGTAGTTATTGATGAAGATGGATTATTTACCGGTTCAGCAGGAACAGTTTTAGAAACATATGGTTTCGTTTCAGCCGCATTGGATGCAACAATTAATGGTGTTACAAATTATTATAAACAAGTAATCTTTAATAACTCAAAATATATTTACTCAATGGATGCTGTTGATTATGCAACAACAAGTGCTACATGGGGCCAAACAGCAGCAGGTACAACTTTTGCAAGACCAACGACAAACATAACACGAACTTTGATTAATGGTATTACAGCAGCACCAACTGATAGTGACATAATTTCTGGATATAATTTATTTTCAAATAAAGAAGCTATCGACATTTCATTGATATTAACTGCTGCACATAGTGTTACTGTTCAACAAAGTGTAATTGATAATATTGCAATTAGCAGAGCAGATTGTGTTGCATTTATTTCTCCAAGAAAAAGTGATGTTGTTAATCAATCTGGAAATGAAGGCACAAATATTACAAATTGGTTGTCTACATTAAGTAGAACATCTTCTTATGTTATGGCCGATTCTGGTTGGAAATATCAATTAGACAAATACAATAATGTATATCGTTGGATACCATTAAATGGTGACATTGCTGGTTTGTGTGTGTACACAGATAACATTCGTGACCCATGGTTCTCACCAGCAGGTTTCAACCGTGGTGCAATTAAAAACTGTATCAAATTGGCGTGGAATCCAACTAAGCCATTCCGAGATTTACTTTACAAAGCTGGTGTCAATTCAGTTGTTTCCTTTCCTGGCCAAGGCACGGTATTGTTTGGAGATAAAACTTTATTGGATAAACCTTCTGCATTTGATAGAATCAATGTTCGTAGATTATTCATTACACTAGAAAAATCTATCGCACAAGCTGCCAAATATTCAATGTTTGAATTGAATGATGAATTTACAAGAGCACAATTTATTGCTCTGGTTTCACCATTCTTACGTGACATTCAAGGTCGCCGTGGTATCACAGATTTTAAAGTTGTTTGTGATTCAACAAATAATACACAACAAGTTATTGATAGCAACCAATTTGTTGGTGATCTCTACATCAAGCCAGCTCGTTCAATTAACTACATTCAGCTGAATTTTATTGCTATTGGAACCGGCGTTGATTTTGTGACAATTGTTGGTGCAGCTTAATAAATAAAACGATAATAGGAGAAAACAATGGCATTTAATGTAGCAGAATTCAGAGCTAATATGATTGGTGACGGTGCTCGTCCTAATTTATTCTCTGTTTCTTTAATATTTCCAACAACCGTATCAAACGCTACAGCTGCTGGCCAAAAAATAACTTTTTTAGCTAAAACAGCTCAACTACCAGGTTCGTCAATCGGTACTGTACCAGTCTTTTACTTCGGGCGTGAGATGAAGTTTGCTGGTAACAGAACGTTTACAGACTGGACATTAACAATTATTAACGATGAAGATTTTGTCATTAGAAATTCCTTAGAAAGTTGGATGAATTCAATTAATAGTCATGCTGGTAACATTAGAAGTGCTTCAGCATCAAATATTAATGGATATTCTGTTGATGCAAGTGTTATTCAATATGGAAAAACCGGCAACGAATTGAAAAAATATAAATTTGTTGGTGCATTTCCATTAGACTTATCTGCAATCGACCTAGATTGGAGTTCAAATGATACAATTGAAGAATATACATGTACTTTTGGTTACCAATTCTGGGAAACAGACACAACAACTTGATATATGCGGGAGGCCCAATAGGGTCTCCCATGTTTTTTTGATTTTATAATTACACACAAAATATGGCAAACAACAACAAATTTTCACTATTCGGCTTTACAATCTCTCGTCAAAAGGATGAGGAAGAAGGCCTTGGCCAGCAGTCATTTGCGCCTCCAACGCAGGATGATGGAGCATTAACTATTACATCTGCCGCATACTACGGCACTTATGTTGACCTTGACGGTACCGCAAAGAATGAGGTAGAACTTATTTCTCGTTATCGTGAAATGGCAATGCAACCTGAAATTGAATCTGCGATAGATGATATAGTTAATGAAGCCATTGTACAAGACGATGATGGTAAAATAACACAAATCGTTTTAGATGATTTGAAAGTTAACGATAAGATTAAGAAAGCCATCAAAGAAGAATTCAATAACATCTTACGTTTATTGAGTTATAAGAATATGGCTCAAGATATTTTCCGCCGTTATTATGTGGATGGTAGAATGTACTATCACATGATTATTGACCGTGAGAAGCCACAAGAAGGTATTAAAGAACTTCGTTACATCGACCCACGTAGATTACGTAAGGTCCGTGAAATGAAGAAACAAAAAGACGAAAGAACTGGTGCAGACCTTATGCAGCCAGTAAATGAATACTACATCTACAACGACAAGGTTGTTAGTGGTAGTGCATCCAATTTTGGTCCTGTTGGTGTTCGCATCACAACAGACTCTATCATTTCGGTGGTGTCTGGCCTTATGGACTCTCGCCGTGCGGTTGTTCTGAGTTATCTACATAAAGCAATTAAGCCTCTCAATCAATTACGTATGATAGAGGATGCAACAGTCATCTACCGTATCTCAAGAGCACCAGAACGTAGAATCTTTTACATTGACGTTGGTAACTTACCAAAGTTAAAAGCAGAACAATACCTGCGTGACATTATGGTCAAGTATAAAAACAAACTTGTCTATGATGCCAATACAGGTGAAGTTCGTGATGACCGTAAATTCATGTCTATGATGGAAGACTTTTGGTTACCACGTAGAGAAGGTGGCAAAGGCACAGAGATTACCACACTACCAGGTGGACAGAACCTAGGTGAGCTGGAAGACGTTAAATACTTTCAGAAGAAACTATATGGTGCCTTATGTGTTCCAATCTCCAGGTTAGAACCTAATCAAGGGTTCTCACTTGGCCGTTCATCAGAAATTACCCGTGATGAACTAAAGTTTTCTAAGTTTGTTGATAGACTACGTAACAAATTCTCAGAAGTGTTTAATCAGGCATTGCGTGTGCAGTGTGTATTAAAAGGAATCTGTACGGACGAAGAATGGGATTTGTTTAAAGAAGATATACATTATGATTATATTAAAGACAATAACTTCTCAGAATTAAAAGAAGCTGAATTGATGACTCAAAGATTGACACTATTACAATCAGTTGATCCATATACAGGTCGTTATTTCTCACAAAATTGGATTCAACAAAACGTATTGCGTTTGACTGATGATGAAATTACTCTGATGCAAAAAGAGATAGACAAAGAGAAAGAAGATGGACTTGGATTGCCAGTGTCTGTAACAAATGATATTGCTTCACAACAAATGGCAGCACAAGTTCAGACCGACCAAATGGTACAGCAATCAGAATTGATGCCTGATCCTGCTGCGGCCGGTGATTCTGGCGGCGGTAGTTCTGGTGGCGGTTCTTCAAAATCGGCACCGGCAAAAAGTAAATCGAAAAGTTCCAGTGGTTCAAAATCAGTTAAAGGTGACCTCAGCTTAGAAGAAGTTGAGACAACATTTACCAGATTGAAACGCATTTTATAATTAGGAGATAACATGGAAACATCAAGACAAATCGTAGATTACGCAGAGACAGACAACGCAATTGAAATGCGTAATGCATTATACTCTGCACTACATGATAGAGTTAGAGCTCATATTGAGACACATAAAGTTGAAGTTGCAAAACAATTAATGAATCCAGAAGATACAGAAGGTGCAACTGCTGAAGATGAAGTTCTCTATGCAGCGGAACCAAGTGAAACTTAATTTTGACGCATTGGTATAAATATTATTCAAACAATAACAGGAATTACAAATGGCAAATTCATTTACATATCAAGTAATAAAAGATACTACAGAACATGTGGTTATTAAATTAACCGGATCGTTTGATGGTTCAAGTGGACAAGAAGCAAATGCTGTGCGTATTCAAGCAAACACATTATATGGTGCAATGGATACATCTAAAGGCAATTTACTTACCAGTGCCGCTAATACTGGTGCCTCAAGTTTTTATGGTTTATCTTTATATCGTTTATGGTATGATTGTGCTGCAGGTGGTGATGTAACATTATCTTGGAATGCAGCAACACCAATGCCTTTATTTGTTATGAACGGTAACGGAGAATATGATTCTGCTGGTAACTGGGTAACAATACCAAATAATGCAAAAGGTACAACAGGTTGCAAAGGTGATATTGGTGTGATTACCAGAGGCATGGCCGCAAATGATAGTTATACAATGGTTTTAGAATTGCGTAAAGATAACGAACACTATCAACGTGGTCAATTGAGTGATCCAGCCGCATTTAATTATGGTGCATTTGGTTTGAGACCTTAATCAGAAAGACTACAATGAAACTTATTAGAGAACTTAGCGAATCAGTACAGTACTTAACGGAAGAAAAAGATGGAAAGAAAACTCTTTTCATTGAAGGTCCGTTTCTAGTTGCAGAAGCCGTTAATAAAAACAAACGCATGTATAAAGAACAAACCATGCGTAATGAAGTTAACCGTTACAGCGAAGAATACATTAATAAAAATCGTGCCTTTGGTGAACTGGGACATCCAGACACCCCTTCCATTAATCTTGACCGTGTGTCTCACTTAATTGTTGGACTACGCCAAGAGGGAAATGCTTGGATAGGCAAAGCAAAAATTCTTGAAACCCCTATGGGTAACATTGCAAGAAATCTTATTGAAGGTGGCGCACAACTAGGTGTGTCATCAAGAGGTATGGGTTCTCTTAAAATGGAAAACGGCATCAATGTCGTTCAAGGAGACTTTCATCTGGCCACAGCGGCAGATATTGTAGCAGATCCTTCTGCACCGGGTGCTTTCGTACAAGGCATTATGGAAGGTAAGGAATGGATGTTGGTTAACGGTATATGGACCGAACAACAAAATGATGTTGCAAAGCAAGAAATTAAGCAAGCATCTAGCAAAGAGATTGAAGCCGTAAGCTTAAAAATCTTTGAAAACTTCCTTAAAAAACTTTAAATATAAATACCAATATAAATCAAGGAGATTCTCAAAATGGGAAAATTTAATCTGACAGACGCCGCTAAATCAATTCTTACAGAAGGCGCAAAAGAAAACTTTGAAGCTTCTGTAGCTCGTGGCCACAAAGAAGGTTCATCTAGACTACCTACATCTGTTGCTTATGGCACAAAAGAAGTTGGTGAAGTTGCTGGTGAAATCAAGAAACAAGATGACGAAACTGGTGACTATACAAAAGGTACACCAACCGCAACACCTCCAGGTGCAACACCACCAGTTGGCTCAATGCCTCCACAGAAGTTGTCTGGTCCTGCTGACTCACAAGGTTCTGAACACAAAGCCGTTCAAGCTGCAGCGACAGACTACAACGCAATTCGTGACCGCATCAAGGCCAAACTTGCACCACAAATGATGCAAGCAAATCCAGGTGCCACATTCCAATCTTATGCAAACGAAGAAACTGAAGAGGATGATGGCGTTGTTGCAGAAGCACATGAAGATTCAGCGGAAGACAAAAAAATGATTAAAGCTATGATGAAGAAACAAAAAATGAAAGAACAAATGGACCAAGATGTAGGTGCATTACTTTCAGGTGAAAATCTTTCCGAAGAATTCAAAT